GCGGACGACGGGGAGACGGTCTATCAGATCTCGATCCCGGTGATCCGGCGGCCGGTGCCCGCCGAGGGGACGCCCACGCCGGTGCAGCAGAGCGCGATCACCGAGGCCATCGCGGCGCTCAACGCGGGCGTGGCAGCCGCCGAGCAGAGCGCGGAGGCGGCGGCGGAAGCGGCGGCGCAGATGCCTCTCGCGATCCACGTCACGGTTGACAGAAGCGGCAATTTCTCGGCGGACAAGACCTACGCCGAGATCCTGGCCGCGATGGAGGCCGGGCGCCCGCTGATCGCGATCCTCGAGGATCTGACCGTTTCGCCGTCTGTCGCGCGGTTCAGCGCCTCGGGAACTTATTCCTCGCGCGCCGACGGCGCGATCGGGTGGTTCCTCAACACCGAAAACGAGCTGATTGTGGACAGCGACGGCGAGTGGGACGTGTTCATCAACGTCGGGGGCTGAGCCATGAGCCACGTGATCAGCTTTATCCTGGGCGGGATCCTCGGCGTCGCGCTGACGTGCTGCTTTGTGGCGGCTGGGAGGGCGGACGATGAATAAGCCCTATTTTATCGTCTACGCAATCCTTCGGGCCGCCGGGCTCACGCACGAGGCGGCGCTGGCCATGATGGGCAACTGGCAGTGCGAGAGCCTGTTCGATCCGTTCCGCAGGCAGGGTGACCTCTCCGAGGCCGCGGCGCCGTCCCACGCCTACGTGGCGGCCGTCACCTCCGGCGCGATCAGCCGGGAGCAGTTCGCGCGCGACCAGATCGGCTTCGGCCTCGCGCAGTGGACGTATTTCAATTTTGACAACGGGCAGGGGCGCAAGCTCGACCTCTGGGACTACTGGAAGCGCAGCGGGCAGGCCCTGGACGATCCGGACATGCAGGCGCACTTCGCGGTCTGGGAGCTGGAACATAAATACGCCGGGATCCTCGAGGAGCTGCGCAAGAGCACCAACCTCTATTACTGCGCCGATCTCATCTGCAAGCGCTACGAGCAGCCGCAGTTCAACAACGTGGGCGACCGCTACGCGGCCGCGCAGCAGATCGAGACGATCCTGGCCTCCCAGCCGGAGGAACCGGCCGAGGACGGGCCGGAGACGCCGTTTTGGCCGCCCAGGATGCTCTGCGAGGGCATGATCGGCAGCGACGTGACGCTGCTGCAGGCGGCGCTCTTATGCCACGGGCACAACCCGGGCAGCTGCAGCGGGATCTTTACCCACGCGACCACCACGGCGCTGGAGGACTTCCAGACGCGCCTGGGGATCGGCACGGACGGGATCTGCGGCCCGATCAGCTGGACGGCCCTGGGGCTGCAGGCTGAGATTTTTAAACATTGAGGGAGGTGAATCCGATGGGCAGTTTATCTCCTGCGCAGGCCACTGTTTTAGCCGCGCTTGTCTCGGCTCTGGCAGCGATCATCGTCGGCGTGCTGAATCTCCGGGCGCAGCGCCTTAAATTCACGGAGGAGCTGAGAAATCGGGACTTCGCTCGTGAAAAGGCCGAGGCCGTGCGGGACGCGAAGCTGGACACCTGGATGAAGCAGGTCGACGCGAAGCTGGACACGCACAACGGCTACGCCGAGAAGTTTGCCGAGATCGGGAAAAGCATCGCGTCCATAGAAACCGATATCAAAAACCTATACCGGAAAGGAGACTGATCCATGAAACTCCCGAATCCTGTTTATGACGTTCTCAAGTGGGTGACCATGATCGTGCTGCCTGCGCTCGCCACGGCTTACGTGGGCCTGGCTGCCGTATGGGGCTGGCCCTTTGCGGACGAGGTGGCCAAGACGGTCGCGGTCGTGTGCACTCTCCTCGGCGCGCTGCTGGGGATCAGCACGGCGCAGTACAATCAGACAAGCTACACCGGACGCCACGAGGGCAAGGCAGACGAGCCTCCCGACGAGGACGCAGGCAAAGACGAGTAAAAAGCAGGGGCTTCGGCCCCTGCCTTTTTTATTATCTGTTTTAACGATCCGGGCCACCGGATTGCAAAAAGAGATAATAACGCTCAGGTGTAGAAAAAGACCTCAAGACGGGCGTTTGGCTTGTCGTAGACGATGTAGGAGATCACGGAGCGGAGGGCGGCGTTTTTCGCGGCCTCGCTCTGGGCGGGATCCTTGACGATGCGGAGCACGTCAGCCACCTTTTTTCCAAACTGCGCGGGATCCAGCGCGGGACGCGCGGGAGCGGCGGCGAGCTGCTCGGCCTGCAGCGCGTCGATGCGGGCGGTGATCTCCCGCTTCCGGGCGGCAAACTCCTCCAGCGTGTAGACCTCGGCCTCGTAGGCCTCCTGGACGCGGCGCAGCTTCGTCTGCTCCTGGCGGATCAGGTGGGCATAATCCGGGCCGTCGGCGTCGGCGGCCTTGCGCGGCTGCGGCGCGAGAGGAAACGAGAGCGAGGCGAGACTCTGCTCCAGATAGGCCACGACGAGGCGGTTTGCCTTTGCGATGGACAGGGCGTGCGAGGTGCGGCACTGGCCGCGGGCGTATTTGTGGCACTGCATCGTCGGGCAGGCGGTGGAGGTGTAGACCAGCGTTGAGCCGCAGGCGCTGCAGCGGCAGAGGCCCTTGAGCATCCAGTCCGTTTTTTGCTCCGTTCGGGCAAATTTGGGCCGTCCCGCGCTCCGGGACGCGAGAAGGGCCTGGGCTTCCTCCCAGATCTCCGGATCGACCAGGGGCGAAAAATGGCCGTCCGTGAGGTAACTGCCGGAGGCATCGCCGCCCCGGCTGTAGTTTGATTTTCCGTTCCGACTCCAGCGGATTTTCCCGACATAGACCGGATTCTCCAGAATGTAGCGCACCCAGCGATTGTCCGGCGGATTGCCGCGCCGGGTCTTGACGCCCTCGAGGCCCAGGCGGCGGGCGATGGTGGCGCAGCCGTCCCCGGCGAGGAAATCCCGGAAGATCCGGCGCACGGTCTCGGCGTCGGCGTTCGGGATGTAGGTGTGCTGCTCGACGTCGTAGCCGAAGGCAGGCGGCGTGACGATCTCCCCGCGGGAGACCTTCTCCGCCATGCCGCGCTTGACCTCGCCGGAGAGGCGGATCGAATAAAACTCGTCCATCCACTCCAAAATGCGCTCGATCAGACTCCCGAAAGGGCCCTCGGCCAGCGGCTCGGAGATGCTGACGACCTCGACGCCGGAGCGCGCGAGCATCGACTTGTAGACGATGCTCTCCTCCTGGTTCCGGGCGAAGCGCGAGAACTTCCAGACGAGGATCGCGTCGAAGGCCTTTTCTTTTGCCCAGCCGATCATCTGCTGGAAGGCGGGGCGCTTCCGGGCGCTGCGGCCGGAGATGCCGTCATCCACAAAGACAAACTCGTCGGGCACGAGGTAGTCATTGCGGGCGGCATAGTCCCGGATCAGCTTGAGCTGGCTGTCCAGGCTGTATTCGTCCTGTTTTTCCGTGCTGACGCGCAGGTAGGCGGCGGCGGTTTTCATGGTGGTAACCTCTTATCAAAATCCCCGGCGGACTCCCGCCGGGGATTTTTGTGTTTAATTCGGACTCACTTTTTAAAGCCCAGGGACGGCTTCCCGGAGTAGGGCGTGAAGATCACGCTGCCCTCGCTGATGTAGAGGATCAGGCCGTCGGACATGTCGACGGTGACGCTGTCCATATCGCTCGCGGCGTCGTAGCTGCGGTGGGTTTTGCTGCGCAGCCACCAGGATTCGTCGTAGTCGTCCAGCTCCGTGCCGGTGGCGTTCAGCTTGGTTCCCGCTTTGACGTTCAGACTGCAGCCGTCGCCCGCGGTGATCGTCCACTTCCCGGCGGGGATGTCCTCGCCGACGATCCAGATCCCGTAGGGGACTTCGACCTCTTCCCAGGTGTCGCTCTCCCAGATGGCCTTGTTGATCCGATCCTTGAGCTCGACCAGCTCGTCATAGCTCAGGCCGGAGAGGTCGATCTCCGCGAAGGCGCAGACCGGCAGGCTGAGGATCAGCGCGAGAGTAAGGACAATGGTAATGACTTTTTTCATGCGGTGCCTCCTGTTTTTTGATTTTTATGGGGACGGGGGATGCGGATTGCCACACCAGTGCTGCGGCACTGGTTCGCAATGACAGAGACGGGGCTAGGGGGTTTCACTCGTTCCCGACTTCCAGGTCGGAAACAGCTCCACTTTTTTCAGTGTGCGCCAGGGCCGCAAGGGCCATGGTGTGGCGGAGGTATTCTTTTCCGGTCGGGGACAGGGCGCGGTAGCCGCGCAGCAGCTCGGCCTCGTCGGCGCTCAATTCAAAGCTCTCGACTTCGGAGCGGCCGAGGAGATAGTCCGCCGTGCAGCCGAAGATGTCGCAGAGCTTGGAGATGGTGGGCGGATCGAGCTGACGCTTTTCTATTTCGTAATTGCTGACGGATTGCGGTTTTGTGTTTAGTCTTTCGGCGAGATCCGCCTGCAGCCAGCCGTTCCGCTGGCGCAGCTCCTTGATCCGGTTCATGGCGCCCTCCTGAGATCTTTCGACTGCGCTGCGCTCCGCTCGGGATGACAAACGAGGGAGCCCGGGAGGGCTCGGCGCGGCGCTATCGGTTCTTTATGAAAAGTATACAATGTTTTATTTCAAATTTCAGCCAATTCAACAAATCGTTGTCTTTAAATGCAAATTTCCTTGACACGAAACAAAACGGGGATTAATATAAGCTCACTCAACGAAATGTTGAATTTCCAACAAATTGAACAAGGTTTTCCACAATCCTGAAAAAGAAAGAAAGGGGAAAGGGAAATGATCTGGAGGATCTGCTACACCATCAACATGCTCCGCATTTTGTGGGCGGAGGCCAACGCAGAGGAGGGCGAGGAATGATCGAGTTACGCGTCGAGGGCAAGTGCAAGGGCTGCCCGATGATCGAGCCGGAGATCCATAAGATGTACGCGGGCGGGCGGATTGAGGAGCTTTCCGTGAGCTGCAAGAACCTGCCGCTCTGCCAGCATCTCGAAATGTACATCGCGCAGCATCCGTTCAGAGGGCCGGAGCCCTTTGAATTCCTGGGGGAGTGACGCCATGAACGCCTACAGCATCTACCAGGTGCGCCCGGAGAACATCCGGGACTTTGGCTTCTGCGGGCTGCGGGAGCTGATCCGCACGGGCCGGGCGAAGGTGAGGAAAGGCAACGAGAAAGAGCCGGTGGCGGTGCCGCGGGAGCGGTGGGAGCTGGTGTACGTGCTCGAGACCGAGAAGGAGCCGAGCCTCGACTGGATCTTCACCAAGTTTCAACGGACGGAGCTGCCCTGGGAGCAGCGCATGGAGACCGGGGGCATCCCGGAGGACTTCACGGGGCACAGCATGAGCGTCTCCGATATCGTGGAGGATCCGGACGGGCGGCTCTGGTTCTGCGACAGCTTCGGCTGGAGGGAAGTGCGATGGGCGTGATCCGTATGAAGCTGGTCGGGAAGTGCCAGAGCTGCCCGGCGTTCGAGGAGAAGCTCAGCGCGACGGCGTCGCGGGACTTCGGCGCGGTGGAGCGGCACCTGGACGTGTTCGCCGTCTGCGCGAACCAGGCGCTCTGCGAGCACCTGCAGCGCTATCTGGAGGAGCACCCGGGGCGGCAGCCCACGGGGCTGGAATATGAGATCGAGGGGGTATGACATGAAAAAACTCGAGGGGCTGCAGCCGCGGCGGAAGGCGCTGGGCATGACGCAGGCGGATCTCGCCGCGCAGCTCGGCGTCGAGCGCGCGACCGTCGGTATGTGGGAGACCGGGACGAGCTGGCCCTCGGCCCGGGTGCTCCCGGATCTGGCGGATCTGCTCTGCTGCTCCATCGACGCGCTCTACAGCGCGCCGGTGGACGGCGGGGAGGACGGATTGCCACGGCCAGTGTGAGCACTGGCCTCGCAATGACAGAAATATGTCGGCGGAACCGCCGGAGCGGTGGAGCTGGACGCCAAGCCAGCGGGCGGCGCGAGGGCATGCGCGCTGCGAGGTTCGACTCCTCACGTCGACACCACTTTAACACAGAACAGGAGGGACGCCCATGGACGAGAACGGGCGAAACATCTACTACAACGCCCGCCGGGCTGCCGGTCTGACGCAGGCCCGGTGGGCGGAGATCCTCGGCGTCTCGGAGAGCGCCGTGAGGAAGTACGAGAGCGGCGAGATCCTGCCGGAGGACGATATCGTCCTCTCGATGGCGGACTTTTCGGGTCTCCAGATCCTCGGCACCTGGCACCTGCGGCGCAAGAGCATGGTGGCGGCGCAGGTGCTGCCGCCGGTGGAGCGGCTGCCGCTGGCGCAGGCCGTGGTGCAGCTGCTGGCCGCGATCCGGGACTTTCACGCCCGGCACACCGACGCGCTGCTGCACATCGCGAGCGACGGGCGCGTGGCCCCGGAGGAGCTGGAGCGGTTCCGGGGCATCGTGCGGGATCTGCACCCGCTGATCCAGGCGGCCATGCAGATCGACTACGCGGAGCGCTGAACAGACTGAGCAGGGAGGGGAACGCCATGAGGAAAGAAATCACGGTGGTCGGCTACATGATCCTGCCGGAGGGCGGGACGGTGCCGATGGAGGCGCTGACGCCTGCGCAGCGGGCGGAGTTCCGGGCCCGGGCAGCCGCCCGGCTCAGCGACCGCATGGGCGCCTACTACGCGCAGCACCCGGAGGAATTCGACCGGCTGCCGGACTGAGGAGACAGACATGAACGACACACAACACCCGGCGCAGCCGGGATACTGGGCGATTCTGCCCGCGGGGATCCGGTACGACGACCGGATCCCCGCAAACGCCAAGATTCTCTATGCGGAGATCTCGGCGCTGACAGGGCTGACCGGCTACTGCTTCGCGCCGGACTCCTACTTCGCGGAGCTCTATCAGATGACGGAGAGGACGATCCGCTCGCTGCTGAAGGCGCTCGAGGAGTGCGGCTACATAAGGATCGAGCGCGAGGCCGGAGAGCACAACCGGACGGCCGAGCGGCGGATCTACGCGGGGCTGAATCCCCTCGCGGGAGCGCCTGCCAGTTTGGAAAAAAATTTCCAAACTGAGTCCGCAGTTTGGAAAAAATTTTCCGGCAGTTTGGAAAAAATTTTCCAAACTGAGGCCCCGACACTTTATAAGAATATTAATAATAAATCTAATACACGTGTTTGCGGAGCTCGCAAACACGCGCCCCGGGAGGCCCCGGAATGGAAGCCGGAGCGCTTCGCCGCGTTCTGGAGCTACTACCGCAAGATCCCCGGCGAGGGCGGCAGGAACCGGAACGAGAACAAGCAGGCCGCCATGGACGCCTGGGACAACCTGCGGCCCGACGACGCGCTGATCGACAGCATCGCCAAGGCGCTGCTGCGGCAGCGGGAGACGCCGGAGTGGGCGCGGGGCGTCGGGATCCCGATGGCCTCCACCTACCTCAACCAGCGCCGCTGGGAGGACGCCGAGGAGCTGGGGGAGGAAACGGACGGAGACGGGGGAAGATCCCTCGACTACGCTCGGGATGACAGAGGGGGCGCTCGTGACACGGAGGTGAAGATGCCGTGGATCTGAACTTCCCCCAGGCGGAGGCCGCGGTGCTGGGCGCGATCCTGATCGACCCGGACAAGGTGATGCCGGTGCTGGCGGAACGGCTGCGGCCCGAGGACTTTGCGGACGCGACGCTGCGGCACCTGTTTGAGGCGGCGCGCGGCCTCTGGCTCGATAAAAAGCCGGTGGACGCGGTGACGATCGGCGCGGCGGCCGGGGCGGGCGAGGAATACGCCCGCGTGGCGCAGCGGCTGATGACCACGACGCCGACGGCGGCGAACGCCGAGGAATATGCCGGGATCGTGCGGCAGCGGGCGCAGCTGCGTGAGATCCAGAGCGCGGGGCTCGCGCTCAGCCAGTGCGGGGATATCGAGGAGGCGCGGGAGCTGATCTCCCGGGCGGCGCAGGCCATGGCCGACCGGCGCAGCGACGACTGCCGGAGCTGGCGCGAGGTGGCCGCGGCGTATCTGGAGAGCCTGGACGCGCCCGCGCCGGAGTATCTCGATCTCGGGATCCAGGAGCTGACCAAGGTGGCCCGCGTGCAGGCGGGCAAGTACGTGATCCTGGGCGCCTACAACTCCGTCGGCAAGACGGCGCTGGCCCTGCAGATGGCCTGGGCGATGGCCCGGGCGGGGAAGCGCGTGGGCTTCTTCAGCCTGGAGACGCAGGATCTCCTGCTGGCGCAGCGCATCTTCGCCCAGCAGACCGGGACGCGGCTCAGCGCCTTGCAGGATCACCGGCTCCGGGACGAGGAGGCGCGCAGCGCCGTGACCCTCGCGGAGCAGAGCTACGGCTATGAGCTGGAGTTCTTCAACGCCTCCGGCTATACGGCGGCGGACATCCGGGCCCGGACGCTGAGCCACCGGCTCGACGTGGTGTTTATCGACTACGTGCAGCTCGTGGCGGCCGAGGGCGAGAGCCCGGCGCTGCAGCTGCGCGGGATCTCGATGGAGCTGCACGGGCTGGCCCAGCAGACGGGCGTGACGGTGGTGGCGCTCAGCCAGGTGACGCTGCCGCAGCGGGACAACCGGGGACGGCGGCCTCCGCTGCGCAAGGAAAACCTGCGCGAGAGCCAGCAGCTCGCCAACGACGCGGACGTGATCCTCCTCCTGGATCTGACCGATCCGGACGATTATGACAGCAACCGCGTGCTGGTCATGGACAAGAACAAGGACGTCGGGCGGGGGCGGATGCTGCTCGCGTTCGACGGGCCGCGGCTGCGCTTTTCCTACCTGCCGCCGGTGGACGAGAGCCGGGAGCGCACCGAGACGCTCGATAAGAACCAGGAGGAGCGGCGGAAGAAACGCGAGGCCGTGCGCGAGGCCCGGGAGGCGCAGGAGAGCGCGTTCCGGGAGATGGAGGGCGGCGCCGAGGGGCTGCCGTTCTAAAGAGAACGGATTGCCACACCAGTGCTGCGGCACTGGTTCGCAATGACACCTCATCCGGCGCTGCGGCGCCACCTTCCCCTCAAGGGGAAGGCCGGGGCGGCGCGGAGCTTGCGAGGACGAAGGGAGGTGAGACGATGGAGAAGCCTGTGAAGGTGGGCGACGGCTGGTTCGACAAGAGCGAGGTCGCCGCGGTGCTGCGGCAGAACGGCAATTTGCTGGTGTTCCTCAAGTCGGGCAAGCCGGTGACGCTGCACGACGACTGGAGCGAGGAAGAGATCGAGAAGCTGGTCAAAGAATGACCCGGAGAAAAACAGAAAGAGGGTAAAAACATGATAACCATTGCCATTTGTAATCTCAAAGGCGGCGTGGCCAAGACCACGACCGCCGTGAACCTCGCCGCCATCCTGGCGCACGACCGCGGGCGGCGCGTGCTGGTGATCGACGCGGACAGCCAGGCCAACGCCACGAGCTTTCTCGGCGGGGACAAGACGCTGCCCGGCATGGCGGCCCTGCTCCGCGGGGAGCAGAGCGACGAGAAACCCATCGCGCTGCAGCGCACGAACGTCGAGGGCGTGAGCCTCGTGGCAGCGGACAGCAGCCTGATGGCGCTGGATCTCACCCGGGCCGGGGACGGCCGCGCGGACGTGCAGTGCCTGCGGAAGCTGCGGGGGATTCTGGAACAGAGAGAACGGATTGCCACACCGTCGTGCGCGACGGCTCGCAATGACACCTCATCCGGCGCCGCGGCGCCACCTTCCCCTCAAGGGGAAGGCAGGGAGCAGACCGGTGTGAGCGCTGAGCTCGCGATGACAGCGGAGGCAGCGCGGGTGATCTGGGGCGAGCCGTTTGAGTATTGCCTCATCGACTGCCCGCCCGCGTTCAACGCGGCCTCCTCTGCCGCTCTGATCGCGGCGGACGAGGTGTTGATCCCCATGAAGCTGGACGCCTTTGCCATGGAGGGCATGGCCAACCTCATGGAGCAGATCCAGAACATGCGGCGCATCAACCCGCGGCTGCGGCTGCTGGGGATTTTGCCCGTCATGTGGTATAAAAGCGACACCGTGATCCACGCCGAGAGCGCCCTGCGCAACGCCGGGCTCCGGGTGCTGCCGCGCATCCGGCGCAGCGACCGCGTGGACGACATGACCTACGCGCAGAAGCCGCTGATCGCGTGCAGCCCGAAGTGCGGGCCCTGCCGGGACTATCGGGTGCTCGCGGCGGTGATCGACCACGAGGAGGTGCAGAGGAATGGCTGAAAACAAGGGCTTTGACCTCGCGGGGCTGCTGCAGGGCGTGTCCGATTTAAACACGGAGGAGCAGATCGTGCGGCTGCCGCTGGATCGGCTCGATCCCGATCCGGACAACTTCTATTCGCTCGCCGGGCTCGACGAGCTCGCCGGGAACATCGAGACCGTGGGCCTCCTCGATCCGATCCGCGTCCGCCCGAACGGAGACCGCTACACGGTCGTCTCCGGCCACCGGCGGCGGGCCGCCTGCCTGCTGATCCGCGACGGCGGCAATAAAATGTTTGACCGCGGCGTGCCCTGCATCGTCGAGTACAGCGAGGCGAGCGACGCGATGCGGCGGCTGCGGCTGATCTACGCCAACGCTGCGACCCGGCAGCTCACCAGCGCGGAGATCAGCCGCCAGGCCGAGGAGGTCGAGCGCCTGCTTTACGAGCTCAAGGAGCAGGGCGTGTCGTTCCCAGGCCGGATGCGCGACCACGTGGCCCAGGCCTGCAACGCGACGAAGAGCAAGCTCGCCCGGCTGCACGCGATCCGGGCCAATCTGATCCCGGCGCTGCTGGCGTTCTACGACCGGGACGAGCTGGTGGAGGACGTGGCCTATCAGCTGAGCCGGTTCCCGGCGGAGATCCAGACGGCGCTGGCCGAGAAGCTCAGCGACGGGAAGAAGCGCAAGATGCCGATCGGCAGCACGGTCGACGCGGTGTTCCGCAATCTGGAGGAGCTGCAGAAGCCCATCCGCTGCCGGGCCCACGCGGGTGGGCCGGACTGCCACCACGCCACGGAGAAGATCGTCTTTTCCCTGTTCCGGCCGTATTCGTGGCAGATCTGCGACGGCGGGAAGTGCTGCCTGGACTGCTGGCACGCGAAAGAGGGCTGCAGCGGCGCCTGCCGCGAGGCCCGCGACCGGGTGAAGCTCGACAAGGCCGTCGAGGAGGAGAAACGCGAGCAACAGGCGCGCGACGCCGAGATCGCGCAGCAGGTGCTCAAGAGCAAGATCCGCGCCCGGGCGCAGGCGCTGCTGCCCTATGTGGAGGCCGCGGGCCTGGGCGACAAGGAACGGATCTCCGCGGACTTCCGCAGCGCAAACGTCGGGCAGCTCCGGAAATGGGCCGCGGGGGACTTTGAGGACGAGCACTTCTACGGCGACGAGTGCGTCCGGCCCGCCAACTCCAGGGACGCGGTGGGCATGGCAAGGAAGCTCGGCTGCAGCCTCGCGGTGGCGCTGGGCGTGGAGGAGCCTGTCATTCTGAGGGCGCAGCCCGAAGAATCTCCCGGTCAAAGGAATGACAGCCCGGACGGCTGGCGCGAGGGAACGCCCGAGCGCGAGGGCTGGTATGCCGTGCGGATGCTGTTTTTAGGGAAACCGCTGTTCGCGCCCCGCGTCCTCTGGTGGGACGGCGAGGCCTGGGTACAGCGGGACGAGAAATCGCTGCGGGATCTGGACAGGGCCTGCGAGGTCGTGTGCTGGTCGCCGCTGCCGGAGGAGGAAACGACATGACACTGCAGGAGAAAAGCCGCCTCAACTATCTCCTCGGCCGGATGGAAGGTCTGGCCGAGGGCATCCCGGAGCAGGCCGTGCGGATGAGCCTGATCTCCACCTGCGAGATGCTGACGGAGCTGCTGGAGGAAAACGAGGAGGGGGAGGAATGATCGACTATAGCTTGCGCGAGTGCCCGTTCTGCGGAAACCCTGCTGAGGTCGTGCCCGGGAAACCCTATGAATGGAATCCCAATAGACCGGTTCTGGTTATCCGCTGCAGCAATGAGTGGTGCAGGCTTCACAATATCGACGCTTTCAGCTTCGCCGCCGATTTGACCTCGCCGCGGCTGATGGCGCAGGAGGACTGGAACAGGAGAAAACGGAAAAATCGGCTAACGTGGGAGGCGACGGAATGACGGTCGATATTCAGTGCAGCTGCTGCGGAGCCCGCGAGACGATCTCCGGGCGCATCAGCACCGGCGACGTGCTGGACATGGTGAAGCGCGGCTGGGGCAGCTGCGGCTCCGCGCTCTACTGCCCGGCCTGCTCGGCGTCCTGGCCGCAGCACAACGGGACGCGGCCGATGGCAAGCCGGGAGAACACGTTTTTCGTGATCCTCAACCGGTATATCCTCGCGCCAAAGGAGGAAACGCCATGATCCAGAAGGTGTGGGCGTGCCACCGGTGCCGGGAGGAGCTGGCCGCGGCAGGGTATCAGATCTCCGAGCCGGAGAGCACGGAGGCGCTGGACGATTGCCCGTTCTGCGGGCTGCGCACCGGCGTGAAGATCGTCGAGATACGGAAGGGAGAAGCGAAGAAATGAGCATGACCCATTTATCCCTCTTCTCCGGGATCGGCGGGCTTGACCTCGCAGCAGAGGCGGCAGGCTTTGTCACGGTCGGTCAATGCGAATGGGCCGACTACCCGACAAAGATTCTGGAAAAGCACTGGCCGGACGTTCCCCGCTGGCGGGACATAAGAACACTCACGAAAGAGAGCTTTTATGAACGAACTCATTTACGAACAGTTGACATTGTTTCGGGAGGATTCCCCTGTCAGCCGTTCTCCTGCGCCGGGAAGCAGCGAGGCAAGGACGATGACCGTTACCTCTGGCCGGAAATGCTTAGAGTCATACGGGAACTCCAGCCCGCTTGGGTGCTTGGTGAGAATGTGCCTGGAATCGTCAATCTGGCACTCGACACGGTGCTTTCTGACCTGGAAGCGGAAGGATATGAAACCCAGTCGTTTCTTGTTCCAGCTTGCGGTGTCGATGCCCCGCACAAGCGAAACCGATGTGCCATTCTGGCCCACGCCGTCAACCGGGGCGGGGCTGTGTGGCGGGACGGGGAACTTCAAAACGCTGCAGCGGATGGCCGACCGGGGAATGATAACCGAGGAAGAACGGCGGCAGCTTTCGCAGGGGAACGGAGGGAAAACGAATCCTGGGCTTCTGGAATGGCTGATGGGCTACGAGCAGCAGTTCACGAAGCTGATCCCGACACCGACGGCAACGGACTACCGGGGCGGGTGCCTGAGCCGCTACTGGACTTCACAGAATGTTCAAGTAGAGAGAGAGAGAGAGAGAGAGAGCAAGAGAGGCTACGACGGTCTGCTGAGAAGCCTTGCGGAAGTCACTCCCCTTGGGAGGCTTGGCCCGATGAACCCGGCGTGGGTCGAGTGGCTGATGGGATATCCCATCGGGTGGACAGAATTAAATGCCTCGGAAACGCCGTAGTCCCGCAGCAGTTTTATCCGTTCTTCAAAGCAATTGCAGATGTTGAGAAAGGTGGTTGACTGAGCCATGACAATTACGGAAGCGTTTGCGATCATCGGGATCGGGCTTGGGTGCGGACTGTTATCCGCCTGTATCGTTCTCGGCGGGGACATGCTCCGCCGGGAATGGCTGCGGAAGCGCCGCTGGAAGCGGCTGGAGAGGGAAGCGGAAGAGAGGCGGATTGCCACACCGTCGTGCGCGACGGTTCGCAATGACACCTCATCCGGCGCTGCGGCGCCACCTTCCCCTCAAGGGGAAGGCAAAGAGCAGGCCAGTGTGAGCACTGGCCTCGCAATGACAGAGGAGGATAACCATGGGGACTAAAAATCAGGTGCTGATTCTGGCCGAGAGGATCGCGCGGAAGCTGGTGGCCGAGCAGACCCGGGCGCGGGTGATGCTCGGCTTCGACGCCGCCGTCCTCGCCGCGCACGAGGTGTTCCAGCTCGGGCCGGGCCGGGCGGCCGCGTTCGCCCAGGCCTACCACGAGGCCATGGAGACGCTCGCCGGGCTCTATGTGGACGACGCCGAGCAGAACCACGACAAGCGGATCGACTACGCCAAGGGCACCCGGGACGAGCTGATCCGCCGGATCGTCGGCGAGGAGAACTTTGTGGAGTTCGACCGCGCCTACGGCGACGCCTGGATCGACGAGCTGCAGCGCATCCGGATCATGGACGCCGCGGCCACGGGAGGAACGGAGGCGGGGAAGTGAATCCGGACTATTACCAGGTGCGCTACGGGGACGTCGTTATCGCCGAGGGCATGACGATCGAGACGGCCTGCCTGCTCGTGGAGGCGCTTTTCCAGAAATACTGGCAGGAGCCCGAAGGGGAGTACATCATCGCCAAGATGCCGGAGGAGCCGCATGGAACATGAACACCGGAAGCCGCGCAGCTACTGGGAGGCGGCCGCGTGGGCCGAGGAGCGCGGGGAGCAGAGCCGCCTGCTCGAGGAGGGGCTGAACCGCTACGGCTCCGAGCTGATGGACTGGATCAACCGCAAGCCCGGGCCCGACCGGCCGCTGCTCTGCGCGCTGCTGCACCTCACGCGCGAGGCGCTGCGCGGCTCGAGCAAAGACCTGGCCGAGGCGGAGGACGCGCTGCTGAGGTCGCGTGATTTCCGGGTCATCCTGACCACGGAGGAGGGAAGCAAATGACCGTATTCGATTTGACGCGGACGGCGATCGAGGGCGGCGTGGTGCTGGTCAAGGAATCGGCGTTCAAAACCGAGAACGACGAGCCCAAGCGCTCCGGCCGCACCTATACCGCGCAGATCCTCAGGATCGAGGGCAAGTCCGTCCGGGCCAAGGTGCCCTATAAAACCGACGCCGCCGGGCGGAAGCGCAAGCGCGAGACCGTCCGGCACTGGGTGATCGAGTTCGAAGAGATATGATGGATGAAAAAGAACCGACCGAGCTGGAGCTCATGCTCTCCGGGTACTGCCGCTATAACGAGGGCGTGCGGTGCGACAAGCCGCTGCCGCGGCGCTGCGGCGGCTGCGGCTGGGATCCGGTCGTGCGCTGGGAACGGCTGCGGAGACGCAATGTCAAGGATTCTTGCCTTGACAACGGAAGGGAGGCGGGCAGATAATGTGTGACATCCCGGAGGTCATCCCGGAGACGATCCCGGAGGTGGGCGATCCCTACTCCTGGGAGCCGACCGCGTTCACGGCGTTCGGCATCACGGCGGCCTCGATCCTCCAGGCCAGCGTCACGCTGCACGGCAGGGTCACGATGGTGCACGAGGCGCACCGGTGGTTCCGCGTCGAGGCGGAGTTCCCCGGCGGCGTGCTGCGGGAGTGCTTTAAATTCTGACAGGGCCAGCGCCACCAGGGCCAGGGCCAGCCGAGGAGGCGGACGGCTCTGGAGCGCAAAATCAAAGTGACCACGGCGGGCGACCTGATCGTCTGGGAGCAGACCGAGGGCCGGGGCCGGAACATCGGCAGCCGACCGCGGCAGGGACGGCAGCAGGGCAGCAGTGAGGAGCAGCGCTCCCGCAACCAGCTGCGCTCGTGGCAGCAGCTCGAGCTGCTGCTGGCCACCAACTTCCGGACGCCCGGCAGCGCCATCGTCTGCACCCTGACCTTCCGGGACGATCGCCTGCCGCACCGGCGGCGCGAGACGCTCGCGCGGATGGCGTACTTCCGCCGGAAGCTCCGGGAGAGCTGCCTGGCCGAGGGGCACGGCGATCCGCGGATCGTCTGGGCGCCGGAGGTGCTCACGTCCGAGAGCGGACGCTGGCACCTGCACGCGGTGGCGGAGGCGTTCGGGGAGGACTTCGCGCGGATCCGGCGCTGCTGGATCTACGGGGACGACCTCGAGCTCGAGCCGCTGCGGATCGACGAGCACAAGAACCACGAGACGCTCGCGCGGTACATGACCAAGGAGCTGCGCGACGTGCAGGACTACGAATCGCGGCCCGGGCTGCACGGGTGGAGCTGCACCCGCAACTGCCTGCGGCCGACCGTCGAGACGCTGCGGATGCCGGACGGCTTCGAGCTGCCGCGCGCCGGTCTCGGCGAGGTGCTGCCGGAGTTCGGCGTGGTGGTCGATCTCGAGAACCGCGAGAGCGCGTTCGGGAGCTACCGGCGGCTCATGTGCCGCAGCGCCGAGAGCTGGGCGAAGGGCTGATTTTCTTTTCTTTATTTTTAATTTCTTTCAGGCTTGAAATTAAGGTTAACAAAAGCGAAAAGCGGGAGGCGATGCTTGATGCAGGGATCAGATTCTGGTAGAATGATCACGGTCGAGGGGGGCTGGGCGCACTGCCCGGTCTGCGGGTGGCGGCACCTAAAACGCGTGCGGCCCGACGAGACCGCGGCGCTGGTGTTCATCCAGTGCCGACGATGCAAAAACGAGATACCGCTGACGCTCAAACAGGGCCAGTGCTTTCAGAGCCAGGGCCAGCCGATCGGACGCTAACGCGTGCCGACGCTGGTGCCTGGCTTTTTTGCGTTATGGGCTTCGATTATCACGCGCCGCGCTGGAAGCGGCTCCGGTGGGCGGTGCTCACCGCGGCGGGGTATCGCTGCCAGTATTTCCGGCGGTTCGGGAAGATCGTCGAGGCCGATCGGGTGCATCACATCTGGCCGGTCGAGCAATATCCGGAGTACGCGTGGCAGCGGTGGAATCTGATCGCGCTGAGCCTCGAGGCGCATCGGCGGATGCACAAGCCGGACGGGACGCTCTCGGCCGAGGGCGAGGCGCTGCGGCGCCGGACGATCCCGCCGGATCGGCGCTGAGCAGCGCATCGGGCGGCGGGGGTACCCGCCCCGGGGGAGGGGTCTCCCCGGCCGCCGCCCAACACTCGGCGGTGCAGGCACGAGCACACACGGGGAAAATTTTCGGGAGCGAAAAATTCCGGGGAATTTTCGGGCCGGTGGGCGAGCGGTGCCGGGCAGATCCGCCGGAGGTGCCGGGGAAATCCCGGAGAGGTGTGGGACTGGTTTTGGAGGGCCTCGCGCGGGCGGGCCGCGGACGCGAGCCGCGGACGGGATCGCGGAGGCGAAGCGCAGGAGACAACAGCCCGGCGCAGGCCGGGACTTGAGAACGGAGGAGACGATCATGGCAGAACCGGCGATCCGGCTCGTCTGGAAGAAGATCGACGAGCTGATCCCCTACGAGCACAACGCGAAGCTGCACCCGCAGGAGCAGGTCGACAAGCTGGTGGACAGCTTCAACGAGTTCGGGCGGATCGTCCCGGCCGGGATCGACGCCCAGGGCCACCTGATTTACGGGCACGGCCGCATCCTGGCCGCCCGGCAGCGCGGGGACACGGAGTTCCCCTGCATCGAGATCGAGGGCCTCAGCGAGACCCAGCGGCGCGCCTTTGTGCATGCGGACAACCTGCTGGCGCAGAGCCCGACGGACGAGACCGTGCTGCGCGATGAAATGGCAGCGCTGCAGGCGGCAGGCTTTGACGTGCGGCTCGCCGGGTATGATCCCGGCGCCGTCATCCTGGCGCCTCCGCGGGAAATTGTCGAGGACGACTACGACCCGGAGCAGGTGACGGAGGCTCGTGTGCAGCGGGGCGAAGTCTGGCAGCTTGGACGGCACCGGCTGCTTTGCGGCGACGCCACGTCCGCGAACGACGTACAGACGCTCGTGGGGGGGGGTACAGATGGATCTGTTCCTCACCGATCCGCCGTATGGCGTCGACTATACGGTCACGGCCCGGGGCGTCAAGAAGCGGCCCATCGAGAACGACGACAAGAAGGGCGAGGAGCTGCGAGAGTTTCTGCACGGCGCGTTCTCCGCCGCTGCCGGTGTGCTCTCTCCCGGCGCTGCCTTTTACTGCTTCGGCCCATCGGGGCCTAATCAGGAGGAGTTTTACGCTGCGGCTCGTGAGGCCGGGCTTCCGGTTCACCAGCTGCTGATCTGGGTGAAGCCTCAGCTGGTGCTGGGACGCTCGGACTATCAGAACCGGCACGAGATCTGCCTGCATGGCAACATCCCGGAGGCGCCGGAAAACTACGAGGGCTTTGATAGCTGCGGGTATGGCTGGAAGCCTGGCGCGGCGCATCTCTGGTGCGCGGATCGAAAGCAGACAACCGTGCTCGAGTTTGAGAAGCCCAGCCGCAGTAAAGAGCATCCGACGATGAAGCCGGTGAAGCTGCTCGCTTATCTGATCGGGAACAGCACACTTGACGGTGCTGCCGTCCTGGATCCGTTCGGCGGTTCCGGCTCGACGCTGATCGCCTGCGAGCAGACCGGCCGGGCCTGCTGGACGATGGAGATCGACCCGCATTACTGCGATGTGATCATCAACCGGTGGGAGACCTTCACCGGCGGGAAGGCGGTGCGGGCCGATGTTTGAGGAGGCGCTGCTGACCCGGGAGGAGGTCGTCCGGGAGTGCAAACGGCTGACCGAGGCGATCCGGAAAACGCAGAGCGAAAAGCTCAAAAGGGATTACGGGAAGAAACTGAAGCGGCTGCAGAAACGGCTGCTGTTTGAGGACTGCTGATGGGCGCGGCGGTACCGTGCCCGGGGTATCTGGTCGGGACACTGCGTGAGCGCTGGGAGCAGCTGGCCCCGGAGCTGGAGGCGATGGGGACGCTGGACGCGCTGAACGCGGATCTCGCGGCCAAGTACATCCTGGCAGAGAACGAGTATCTGCGCGTTAGCAATCTGGTGCAGAGCGCGATCAGCGCCGGAGACCCGGAGGACAGCAACAAGTGGCTCGCGGCGCAGGATCGGCTGACGAAGCAGATCCTCAGCCTGGGCGACGAGCTGGGGCTCACGCCGAAGGCGCGGCGGGCCCGGGGCCTGGGAGCGAAGCGATAAGACGGAGGCGGGGAGATGGCGAGGAGAGAGGACATCTACATCCAGCAGCTGAAGGCGCTGGGGATCTGGGAGGAGGCGTTTGCGCCGGAGGTCTCGACGCTGGCGCAGCTGGAACGGGATCTCACCCGGGCGAAGAAAGCCTGGAGCGCCACGGTGCCGAAGGGCGGCAAGCCCTCGCTGCTCGATCCGCTGTATGGCGTCATCTGCAACCTGCGGCGGGAGATCCTGACGCACCGGGAGAGCCTGGGCCTCACACCCAAGGCGCTTCGGCGGCTGCGCGGCGTGACCGGCGAGGGGCCGGATCAGCGGGATCTGATCACCGAGCGGCTCGACCTGATCGCGGATCGCGTGGGCGGCTACGACGCGGGCGACGCCCAGAGCGAGGCCGCTGCCATCGTGCAGGAGTGGGACGAGCTCGGAAAAGTGTTGAATTTAAACACCGACGAGGAGTGAACGGATGAGCAAGGCGCCGCATTTGGACAGTGTGCTGCGGTGGGCGCGGGACACGGCGGACGACAAGGGGATCGAGGAGCTGCAGCGGCTCGGCTGCCGCCGGTTCCTGGACGACCTGCAGAGCGGCCGCTGGGACTTCCGCCCGGCGCTGCCGGAGTTCTGTTTGCAGATCATGACGGGGCTGTTCTCGTTCAGCCAGGGCGAGCGGATGGACGGCACGCCGCTGCGCGGGCAGCCGCTGGAGCTGATGCCCTGGCACATCTACTGCACCTACGCGCTCGCCGGGTTCTGGCTTCCCGGGACGCAGATCCTCCGGTTTTCCGAGGGCGATATCTTCGCGCCGCGCAAGACCGTCAAGACCACCTGGGCGGAGGCGTTTCAGACCTGCCTCGCGCTCTGGTTCCGGCGCTCGGGCGCCAAGGCCAAGACCGTGGCCGGATCCCTCAAGCAAGGCATGGAGGGCTTCGACTGGCTGGTCTACAACTTCAAGCGCCTCGGCCTCGTGGGGGAGAACAACCCGCCCGGGAAGCTCCGGCTGCTGGACAGCTCGCTCGGCCACTCGATCGAGGGCGACATCTGGGGCGGCCACATCGACCTCGAAACGCTGGCGTTCAAGCCGGAGCTGTTTGATTCATTTAACGCGAATTTTGTCCACCTGGACGAGCTGGAGCTTTACAAAAACGCCATCCCCTACACCCGTCTGAGGGACGGCATGAAGGCCTATTCCAACAAGCTGCTGCTCTGCACGTTCACCGCGGGCGACGACGGGACGGGCTTCGCCGCGACGCACCGGGACTACATGGAGAAGATCCTGCGCGGGACGATCACCGGCCCGGCGGCCGACCGGACGTTTGTGTTCCTGGCCCAGGCGCCGATGCTGCCGGACGGAAGCATTGATTTTATGAATCCCGAAGTGCACCGGGCCTGCAACCCGGCCTACGGGATCACGATCCGGCCGGGCGACATGATCGCCGCGGCGGAGCAGGCCGAGCACAACCCGCAGCTGCGGAAAGAGTTTTTCACGCGCTCGCTCAACCGTTTTGTCAGCAGCTTCCGGGCGTGGTTCGACCTGGAGGAGTTCCGGCGCTCGGATCAGCGCTGGGACTGGAGCCAGGAGGAGCTGCCGCGGCTGGTCAAGGCCTGGTACGGCGGCGCCGACCTGTCGAAGCTGCACGACCTCACGGCGGCGGCCATCGTCGGGGAGATCCCGCAGAAGGTGGCGGCCGCGTGGCTGGAAAAGCGGCGCGAGGAACGGAGGAAGCGGAGAGAACGGATTGCCACGGCCAGCGGGCGCGCTGGCCTCGCAATGACAGGGGACGCTCAGGATGACAGCACGGAGGACGGCTGGGCGGAGGAAAACTGGACGCCGCCGGAGGACGTGCTGGTGATCATCCCACACGCGTGGTTCCCCGTCGTGACGGCGGCGGAGAAGGCCGACAAGGATCAGATCCCGCTGTTCGGGTGGTTGGACGACGGCTGGCTCACAATGCCCAACACGCCCTCGATGGATCCGGCCGAGCCGGTGCAGCAGTTTCTCGCCTGGAAGAAAGCGGGCTTTAACATCCGGAAGGTGGGGCACGACCGGAAGTTTGCGCGGCCATACTACACCGCGATGCGGAAGGCGGGCTTCCGGATCCAGGATCAGCCGCAGATGTACCTGCAAAAATCGGAGGGCTTTCGGTACATCGAGCACAAGGCCAAGGTGGGCTGCCTTTACTATCTGCACGCTGAGCCGTTTGAGTATTGCGTGAGCAACGTGCGGGCCACGGAGAAAACGGACGACGCGGTGCAGTATGAGAAGATCAGCCCGAACACGCGAATCGATATCTTTGACGCGTCGGTTTTTGCGACGATCCGGCTGCTGATTGAGACCGACCGGAGCAGCGCGGGCGCGGGCTGGTTTGAGGAGCCGGAGACGAGGAAGTTCCTTTAAGGGAAACAGGAGGACGGATTGCCACGCCGTCGTGCGCGACGGCTCGCAATGACACCTCATCCGGCGCTGCGCGCCACCTTCCCCTCAAGGGGAAGGCAGGGGAAAACGGGGAAAACGGGGAGGGAAAGCGATGAACCACAAAAAATGGCTGATTGAGGATCTGCGCGATCTGGAGCGGCTGCGCTTTTCCATCCCGCAGATGGAGGCCGAGCTCGCCACGCTGGAGGCGGAGCGGACGGCCATCCAGGCGACCAACTACGACAAGATCCCCGGCGGCAGCGGCGGGAACGCCCAGGAGGATCGGCTAATCAACGCGCTTGCCCGACGGGACGCGCTGCAGGCCGATCTGAAGGCCACGCGGCTGCACGTGGCCGCGCTGGAGCGGCTGCTGGACGGCCTGCCGGACGACGAGCGGCGGATCGTGCAGGTGATGTTTATCGCGGGGGAAAAGTACGCCGTGGGGCGGCTGAGCGAGGAGCTGGGCTACGAGGCGGCGCACATCTACCGGCTGAAAGACCGGGCGCTCGGGCATCTCGCGCAGATGCGCTGGGGCGTGGGGTATCGGCCTTGAAGATCTTTCGACTGCGCTCGGGATGACACCTCATCCGGCGCTGCGCGCCACCTATTGCCCAGGGCGCAAGCACAGCTTGAGCCCCGCTTAGGCTGCAAACGTGCCACCGGCACGTTTGCGACGCGCCGCGCCCTCAAGGGGAAGGCAGGGGAAAACGGATTGCCACACCAGTGCTGCGGCACTGGTTCGCAATGACAGGACGGGGCTGGGTGCCTCGATCCGGGGGATCCTTCGACTGCGCTGCGCTCCGCTCAGGATGACAGAGGGGGCAGAAGGAGGATAAAAACTGGAGAAGAAAAACACCGGAAACGGGGTTATACTGTGAGTGTGGAAAGCTGCCGAAGGGGCAGCTTTTCTTTTTGCCGGGGCAATGACAGGACGGGGCTGGGTGCCTCGATCCGGGGGATCCTTCGACTCCGCTGCGCTCCGCTCAGGATGACAGATGGCGGGGATGGCAGAACCGGCAAGTCTCTGGTGAGGAGATGAGAGATTGAGCAAACGACACAAACGCGCGCAGGCGCGGGAAGTGCGGGCGGCGCCCGCGAAGAGCCCGATCGGGCTCTGGCTCCAGGACGGCGACCTCTGCTGTCCGGGCTACGTGAAGCTGAGCGACAACCCGGAGATCCAGACGGCGTGCCTGCGGATCGCGGAGCTGGTCGGCAGCATGACGATCTACCTGATGGCCAACACCGAGAAGGGCGACCAGCGGATCCAGAACGAGCTCAGCCGCCTGATCGACATCACGCCCAACGGCAACATGACGCGCAGCCACTGGATGATCGCGAACGTGATGAACATGCTGCTCTACGGCAAAGGGAACGGCATTTGCGTGCCGCACACCTACGGCGGGATGCTCCAGAGCCTGGAGCCGATCGCGGCGGGGCGCGTGAGCCTCGAGCCGGTGGCCGGGAGCTACCGGGAGTATCGGGTGCTGATCGACGGCGTGCCGCGCGATCCGGACAACCTGATGCACTTTGTTTACAATCCCGATCCGCTGTACCTCTGGAAGGGCCAGGGCGTGACCGTGACGCTGCGGGACATCGCGAACAACCTCAAGCAGGCGGCCAAGACCGAGAACGCGTTCATGGCTTCCGAGTGGAAGCCGAGCATCATCGTGAAGGTCGACGCGCTGACGGAGGAGTTCTCCTCCCCGGCCGGACGGCAGAAGCTGCTGGAGAGCTACGCGCAGCCCGCGCAGACCGGGCAGCCCTGGCTGATCCCGGCGGAGCAGTTCCAAGTCGAGCAGGTGCGGCCCCTGAGCCTCGCGGATCTCGCGATCAAGGACACGATCGAGCTCGACAAGCGGACGGTGGCCGCGGTGATCGGCGTGCCCGCGTTCCTCCTGGGCGTGGGCGCCTTTAATCGGGACGAGTGGAACAACTTTATCCAGACCAAGGTGCGGGCCATCGTCCAGAACGTTCAGCAGGAGATGACGCGCTGCCTGATCCTGAGCCCCAAGATGTACCTCCAGCTCAACCTCTGGAGCCTGCTGGACTACGACATGGCAGCGATGTCGAACGTGCTGCTCGCGGGCGCGGATCGCGGCTTTGTGAACGGCGACGAATGGCGCGATAGGATGCACATGGCCCCGGCCGGGCTCACGGAGTACAAAGTTCTGGAGAACTACATCCCCTACGACCAGAGCGGCAACCAGGCCAAGCTCACGGGAGGCGGAGCATGAAGATCCCGCTGAGCTGCCCGCAGGCCGAGTACAAGGAAGGCATGCGGATCTGGTGCAAGGCCGCGGGGAACTGGTGCGGCAATCAGTATTTTAAGCGGTGCAAGGGCTGGTGGGCGCTGAACGAGCGCGCTGCGGCCTGTCCGCTGAAAAAATCCAACAACAAAGGAGATTAACATCATGGCACTTGGACATTGGGCAAAAAGCTATCTCAACGAAGGTAAAGGGAACAACGGTGGTGGAGGCGGCGGCAGCGGCGCGCTGATCGTGCCGCTGGAGTTGAAAGACGGCAATCCCGAAATCATGCGGTCGACCAAAACCGCGCGCGAGCTGCTGGCCGCACCCAGCGTGGTTTTTGAATTGCAGTTTCAAGGGAGCACTACTCGGAGCTCGTGCATTGCCACAGACGTTTCCGAGGGCGCTCCGATCCCGTATGCGTTCTATTTCGGCATTGCAAATATGGGGGAAAATAAAGTTACTCCTATGCAGCTTGGTGCAGAAAGTCTCGACGATTATCCGTCTAAAGGTAACTGGGACGACGACGGCGGTGATACTTGACGCGCCGCCGGTCGAATGAGGAGGCAGACATGAACAACCCCAATCCGCGCCTGGAGAGGCGCGAGGTGCGGCCGGTGCACACCGAGTTCACCGTCCGCGAGGAGGAGGACGCCCGGATCATCGAGGGCTACTTCGCCGTATTTAATTCCATCTACGAGATCGCGCCAGGCATGACGGAAAGCGTCGCGCCGGGCGCTTTTTCGCGCTCGCTGGCAAACGACATCCGGGCGCTGACCAACCACGACACCACGCTGGTGCTCGGCAGAACCAAGGCGCACACCCTGGAGCTGCGCGAGGACGAGCACGGCCTCTGGGGACGCATCGTCATCAATCCGAACGATGGCGACGCCATGAACCTCTGGCAGCGCGTGAAGCGCGGGGACGTGGATCAGTGTTCCTTTGGCTTCGAAATCGTCGACGAGGAAACCGAATTCCGCGACGACGGGTCGATCCACTGGACGATCAAGGACGTCGAGCTGCACGAGGTGAGCTGCTGCACGTTCCCGGCCTACCGGGAAACGAACATTTCCGCGAGATCCGCCGAGCGCGAGGGCATGCGCAAGCGCGAGACGGAGGCGTGGAAAACCAAGATTCTCAGGAGGTTACACCATGGCACTGAAAGCCCTGCTGATCAAGAAAAAACTTGACGAGAAGCGCAAGGCGCTGACGGCCCTCAGCACCAAGGACAAGGAATTCCAGACCCGCGAGGCGGAGCTTGAGAAGTCCATCGCCGAGGTGACCGAGGAGACCGAGCAGGAAGCGCGCGACGCGCTTGACAATCTGGTGGCGGAGTTCGAGGCAGACCACCAGGCCCACGAGGACGCCAAGAGCGCCCTGGAGGACGAGATCCGCGGCCTCGAGAACGATCTGGCAGCCGAGGAGGCCGCCCAGGACACCGAGCCGAAGGCGGCGCCCGCCCCGGCCAAATCCGAAAGAAAGGAAGCTATGACCATGAACACCCGTTCCAAAGTTTTCAACCGCATGAGCGCCCAGGAGCGCGATGCTTTTGTCGCCCGCGAGGACGTCAAGGCCTATCTGGCCGAAGTGCGCAGCGCGATCAAGGAGAAGCGCGCGCTGACCAACGTCGGCCTCACCATCCCCCAGGTTTTTCTCGGCTATCTGCGTGAGAACATCCTGGACTTCTCCAAGCTGTACCGGCATGTCAACGTGCGCGCCGTCAGCGGCGACGCCCGCGCCGTCATCATGGGCACCATCCCCGAGGCCGTCTGGACGGACTGCTGCGCGGGTCTGAACGAGCTGAGCCTCGGCTTTAACGACGTGGAGCTCGGCTGCTGGAAGGTCGCGGGCTACTTCGCCGTCTGCAACGCCAACCTTGAGGACAGCGACATCGACCTCGCGGCCGAGCTGATGACCGCGCTGGGCCAGGCCATCGGCCTCGCGCTCGACAAGGCGATCCTCTACGGCACCGGCACCCGGATGCCTCTCGGCATCGTGACCCGCCTGGTGCAGACCGCTGCCCCGAGCGACTACCCCGCCACCGCCCGTCCCTGGGCCGACCTGCACACCACCCACGTGCTGAGCCACGCCGACACCGTGGAGGACGCGGAGCTGTTCAAGCAGATCCTGCTCGACTCCGGCGCGATCGACGGCAAGTACAGCCGCGGCGAGAAGGTCTGGTGCATGAACGAGACCACCCGCGTGGCCCTGATGGCCAACGCCCTCACCATCAACGCCGACGGCGCGATCGTCTCCGGCGTGAACGCGACCATGCCGGTCGTGGGCGGCATCATCGAGGTGCTGGACTTCATCCCCAACGGCGTGATCATCGGCGGCTACTTCGATCTGTACCTGCTGGCCGAACGCGCGGGCGCGAAGTTCGCCTCCAGCGAGCACGTCCGCTTCCTGGCCGACCAGACCGTCCTCAAGGGCACGGCCCGCTACGACGGCAAGCCCGCGATCCCCGAGGCCTTTGTGGTGATCGGCATCAACGGCGTCACCCCGACCGCCGCGATGACGTTCGCGGCCGACGAGGCCAACAGCTGATAGACCGGCATGACGAGCGCATACGGGCTGCTTCCGGCCCTCAAAACGGATCTCGGGATCACGACGGAGGCCTATGACGAGCGGCTCGCGGCCTACCTGGAGAACGCGCAGCAGGCGATCACCCGCGAGGGCGTGACCCTGGGCGACACCACGGAGGACAACACGCTCGTCCTGCAGTACGCGGCATGGACATGGAGAGCGCGCGACAGCGGCGGGGCGATGCCCCGCATGCTGCGCTGGGCGCTCAACAACCGGATCTTTTCCGAGCATATGCGGGAGGCGGGGACATGATCCGCGACGACGTGATCTACCTCGTGGACGAGGAGCCCCGCGCACACGGCATCTTCGACGCACCGGAGGAGCGGCGCACGATGTGCTACTGCAAGGTGGCCAGCGTGGGCCGCGCCGAGTTCTGGCGGGCATTTCAGAACGGCATCGAGCCGAGCCTGGTGTTTGTGCTGAGCGAGTACGCCGACTACCAGGGGCAGAAGTTGCTGATCTACAACGGCAAGCGCTACCGCGTGGTGAGGTCTTACGTGACGGAGCACGCGGTGGAGCTGACCGCGGCGGAAGCCACGGCGGACGCCGGGGAGACGGGAGGGACGCCCTGTGCTTGAGAAACTGAAGGCCGCGCTGGAGGCGACCGGCTACGCCTGGGCGCACCACGGCTGGAGCAAGGCCCCGTGCGGCGACTACGGCGTCTACGCCGAGGACTACTCGGACGACCTGGAGGCCAACAACCGGCACGTGGAGAGCGGCACCTATGTCTACGTCCACCTGTTCACCCGGGACGACAGCGGCGCGCCGAAGCGCAGCGTGGAGGCCGCGCTGAACGGGCTCGCAATGCCCTGGAGCCTCAACACGGTGCAGTACGAGAACGACACGGGCTACATCCACTTCGAGTGGGAGGTGGGCCTCTATGGCGACCTTTAAGATGGAGGGCATCGACCGCTATATCAAGCAGCTGGAGGCCATCGGGCCGAAGGCGGCGGAGGGCATGCTCAAGTATGCCGTTTACCCGGGCGCGGGCGTCCTGGCCGACGCGATCCGCGAGGGCGCGGCAGCTCACCACCGCACCGGCGACCTCGAGAGCGCGATCAACATCTCCACGATGCGAAACGACAACGGCTTTGTCAACACGCAGATCACGTTCGAGGGATACGACCGGAAGGGCGTACCGAACGCGATCAAGGCCCGCGTGCTGGAGAGCGGAACCTCGGACGAGACGCACACGGCGACGCACTTTATCTCCAAAGCGACGCGCCGTGTGAAAAACCAGGCGATCGCCGCGATGAGCGAGGCCCTGGACGAGAAAATGAACCAGTTAATGGAGGAATGACAACATGGCTGCAGGCAAAGTAATGACCGGTTTTTCGCTGCCCTACGTCGCGCTCTACAGCGCCAGCGGAAACACCGTCACCTATTCCCAGGGCCAGCGCCTGGCCCGCGGCGTCTCCGTCTCGATCGAGGCGGAGGCCGAAAGCGACAACATCTTTTACGCGGATAACATCTCCGCCGAGACCGCGCCCGGCATCTTCACGAGCGGCACGGCGACCATCACGGTCGACGGCCTGAAGCAGGCCGCCGAGCGGCTGATCATGGGCACCCCGGCGGCGGATGCACAGGGCTTCATCCACTACGGCGAATCGCTCGAGATCCCCTACGTGGGCCTCGCGTTCATCTGCCGCTACATGGAGGACGGCGTCACGACCTACACGCCGGTGATCCTGACGAAGTGCCGCTTTGTCACGCCGGGCATCGACGCGCAGACCGCGACCGAGACCATCGAGTGGCAGACGCAGGAGCTGGAGGCCTCTCTGCTCCGCGATGACACGGCGAATCACGACTGGAAGCTGGTCGGCGGCGAGGAGACCACCGAGGCGGCGGCCGAGGCCAAGATCAAGGCGATCTTCAACATCACCCCCTGATCGGGGACTGAGAACAAACCAAGGGAGGGAAACAGATGGAAATCTTCGGGCATGAGTACAAATTTTTTCTGACGGTGGGCGCGTCCGCGGAGATCGCGGATCTCTGCCCCCAGGGCGATCTGAGCCGGATCTCGGAGGCTTTGAACGCGCCCTACGGGACGCGCGTGAGCTTTGTCTCCGGGCTGATCGCGGCGCTGGCCAAGGGCTACGACGAGGCGGCGCGGTTCCGGGGCGAGGATGTCACGCACCCGACGCTGACCGCGGCGATGCTCAAGGCGCTGCCGAGCGAGGCCTTTAACGAGGCCCAGCGCGAGGCGCTGGATGCGTTCTCGGGCGGCATGAAGCAGACGGTGGAGGTGGCCCCGTCAAAAAAAAAGGAAAACGTGACCGGGGAATCCAGCTGAACCTCTCCTGGTTCCTGTTCTACGGCCGGATGCTGCACATGAACCGACAGGAGATCATGGTCACGCCTTACTCTGAGATGGCGGACATGATCTCCTGTTTTGCCATTTACAACGGGGCGGAGCCCAAACACAAGCCGAGGAAACTGAGCTTTGAAGAGGCTCTAGCATTGAGGTGATTTGATATGCCGACGAAAATCGGGCCGCGGATCGGCATCGACGGCGAAAAACAATACCGGGCGGAGATGCAGCGGATCATCGAGCAGGCCAAGACGCTCGACTCCGAAATGAACCTGCTGAAAACCGCCTACGAAGGAAACGAGGACGCGCTGAAGGACTCCGGCGCCGCGATGGACGTGCTGACCCGCCAGATCGAGAACCAGAAGGAGCTCGTGCGGGCCTACAGCGACATGCTGCAGCGCAGCGCCGAGAAAAGCGGCGATAACAGCACCGAGACCCTCAAATGGAAGCAGGCCGTGAACAACGCGACGGCCGAGCTGCAGAGCATGGAGAACGAGCTCAGCGGCGGCACCCGGAAGCTGGACGAGTTCGGCAACGAGATGGACGAGGGCGGCGAGGCGGCTTCTACGTTTTCCGAAGTGCTGCGGGCGAACCTGACGAGCGAGGCGATCTCCAAAGGGCTCGAGAAGCTGGCCGACCTGGCCAAAAAGGCGGCAGCGGCCCTCTGGGAGACGGTGCAGAGCAGCGCGGCCTATGCCGATACCTACCTGACTCTCTCGACCACGACCGGGCTCAGCACCGACGAGCTGCAGGAGTTTGCCTATATGAGCGAGCTGGTCGACGTCTCGCTCGAGACGATGACCGGCAGCATGAGCAAGCTGATCCCGCAGATGAGCAAGGCGGCAGCGGGCAACGAGGACGCGGCGGCGGCTTTTGCGAGCCTCGGCGTCAACGTGACCAACGCGGACGGCAGCCTCCGCGACAGCCGGACGGTCTTTTTTGAGGTCATCGACGCGCTCGGCAAGATCGAGGATCCGACGGCGCGCGACGCGGCCGCGATGGATCTGTTCGGCAGGAAAGCGCAGGATCTTAACCCGCTGATCGAGGCGGGCAGCACGCGGATCCAGGAGCTGGCCCAGGAAGCGCACGACATGGGCTACGTCCTCGACAACGACGCGCTGGACGCCCTGGGCGGCGTGGATGACGGTTTCCAGCGGCTGAGCCGACTCGGCGAAGGAATCCAGAACCAGCTCGGCGTCGGCATGGCGTCGACCGTGACCGACCTGACCAACAAACTGATCCAGCTCGCCCAGGAGATCGACTGGGAGAGCCTGGGCCAGAGCATCGGCACCGTGCTCGGCAACATCGGCGACAAAGTGATCGAGGTCGCCGGAAAGATCGACGTGGCCGCCATCGGCGAAAAAATCGGCGGTGCGTTCCAATGGCTCAGCGAGAACGGGCAGACGATCATCACGCTGATCGAGGGGATCGGCGCGGCCTGGGCGACCTGGCGGGGCGTCACGGCTGTCAACAGTCTGATCACGCAGGTCTCCTCGCTCTACGGCTGGCTGACAAAAGTCGGCGGGCTGCTGGGCATCACGGGCGGCGCGGCCGCGGCAGGCGCGGGCGTGGCCGTCCTGGGCGCGGCGGCGGTGGCCGACCGCGTGAAGGATCTGCAGACCATCGGCAAGCTCGGCAGCGGGCACGAGCTGAAGGAGTACGCGGACAACCTCGCCTACTGGGAGGCCGAGCTGGCCAGCGCGCAGCAGACGTTTGAGGAGACTGCCAAGTGGGGCGGCGACCTCACCATGGCGCAGGACGCCGTGGACACAGCCACCAACGCGGTGATCAACGCCCGGAGAGAGCTGGAGGAGGCGCAGAGCGCTCCAGCGGTGAGCGCCGAGGAGACGCAGGCCTCCGTGGACGCCGCGGCGCAGGCCATGGTTGAGGGACAGCAGACGGTGGCCAACGGCGCGGTGCAGATGCTGCAGACCTACGAGAGCGCGCAGGGCCAGCTCAGCACCGACTTTAAAGCCGGGGCGGACGAGATGGCCCAGGCGGCGGCGGACAGCATCGTGGCTGCCAACGACGCGCTGGGCGCCAACATGGCGGTGCTGAGCGGTAACGCGACGATCTGGGGCACGGACATGATGATCAGCTTCGCCAACGGCATCGCGCAGGGCTACAACGACTATGTGGCCCCGGCCCTGGAAGGCGTGGCGGGCGGCGTGGCCAGCTACCTCGAGCACTCGGAGCCGGACAAGGGCCCGCTGTCGGACGACAGCACCTGGATGCCGGACATGATGGCGAGCTTCGCCAAGGGGATCCGGGACAACCGCTTCCTCGTGCTCGACCAGATCCGCGGTCTCGCGGACGCGATGCGCGGGAGCATGGACGTGAGCCTCGGCTCCGGGCGCGGCTCCTCCTACAACTACGGAGGCGTCAACGTGACGTTCAACGTGCCGGAGGGGGCCAACGGGCGGCAGCTCTTTGAGGAATTTTCGTACTGGCTGCAGAACGGGATGGCCAGCGAAGGGGCGGTGTTTGCACAATGATCGAATACAACGGACAGATCTCCGACACCTACCGCGTGATCGTGGAGCGCTACCCGGCGCGGCCGATTCCGCAGCGGAAGCAGGAGAAGTGGAGCGTGCCCGGGCGGAGCGGCGATCTGATCGCCCAGGAGGACGCCTGGGAAAACGTGACGCGCACCTACGAGGTGTACATCAGCGCCGAGGGGCGCGACCTGCACGGCTACGCCGCGAAGGCGATCGAGTGGCTGATGGCGCCGGGGTATCACCGGCTGCGCGACAGCTACGACCGGGACACGTTTGTCATGGCGACCTACACCGGCGGCACGGACATCGCCAACATTTTCAACAAATTCGGCCGGTGGAAGCTCTCGTTTGACTGCTGGCCGCAGCGCTTTTTGTGCAGCGGCGCGAAGGCCGTTTCCGTGGCCCAGGGCGGCGCGCTGCTCAACCCGACGATCTACCCGGCCCAGCCGCTGATCGTCGTGCAGGGGAGCGGCGCGGGCGTGCTGACGATCAACGGGCAGGCGCTGACGCTCTCCGACTGCAACGGCATCACGCTCGACTGCCGGGACGAGGAAGCCTGGCGGGGCGTGTCCAATTTAAACTCCACGGTCTCGGGCGCTTACCCGCGGCTCACGGAGGGCGAGAACCGCGTGAGCTGGTCGGGCGGCATCACGGGCGTGGCAATCACGCCGAGGTGGTTTGTGATATGATCCCACTCTTTTACCAGGAAAACGAGCGCAGCTTCGCCAGCCACGGGATCGGCCCCGCGGCGGACGCGACGAGCTGCACCGTGAAAGAAGCGCTCAACGGCGAGTATGAGCTGGAGATGGAGCTGCCCGCCCTGAGCCGCCATTTTTCGGAGATCGGGGCGCGGACGCTGATCCTCGCGAAACCCAACCCCTACGACCAGCCGCAGCCGTTTCGGATCTACCGGGAGGCGCGGCGCATCAAGATGACCGCGACGGAGTACGCGCGGCATATCTCCTACGACCTGGACGGCATCCCGCTGCCGGTGTTCACGGCGACGAGCGCCGCCCAGGCGATCCAGCGGCTGAACACCTACAACCTCGTGCCCTCACCGTTTTCGTTCTCGACCGACGTGGAGCGGACGGCGACGATGGCCCCGACGGTGCCGACGGTCACGCGGGCGCTGCTGGGCGGGCAGGAGCAGAGCCTGCTGGAGATCTACGGCGGGGAGCTCTACTACGACCGATTCAACGTGCAGCTGCTGCAGCGGCGCGGCGAGGATCGGGGCGTGGTGATCGCCTACGGCAAAAACCTGACAGACTTCCAGCAGGAGCGAAACATCGCGGAGGTCTACACCGGCGTGATGCCCTACTGGACGGGCGGCGACGGCACGCTGGTGCAGGGGGCGATCCAGAACGCGCCCGGCACCTGGAGCTTCCAACGCATCAAGTGCGTGGATCTGAGCTCGGAATTTGACGAGCAACCGACGGTCGCGCAGCTCAACGCCGCGGCGCGGGAGTACATCCAGCGCGAGGGCGTGGGCGTGCCGGTGGTGAGCCTCAAGATCGGCGTGGTGCCGCCCGGCTCGCTGGGCCTGCACGCGCTGGAGGACATCCGCCTGGGCGACACCGTGACGGTGCGCTTTGAAAAGCTCGGGATCGACGTCAAGAGCACGGTGGTGGCCTACACCTACGACGCGCTCCGAGAGCGCTACGTCTCCATCGAGATCGGGGAGCGGCAGGAGACCGCGGCCTCCGCGCTCACGGACGCCGGGCGGCTCAAAAAAGGCAAGCTCGAGGGCGACCGGCTCAAGGCAAACTCCATCGGCGGAGGCGGCGGAGGCGGGAAGAGCCCGATCAAGCAGAAAACCATCTCGGTGGATCTGCTGGGCGACAAGGCCGTCACGGTCAACAAAATCGGGGACGGGGCGATCACTTCCGTCAAGGTCAAGGACGGGGCGATCACCGGGAACAAGATCCTCGACCAGGCGATCAGCTACGCCAAGCTCGACCGCGACATGCAGGTCACATGGGTGGACATCCTGGCAGCAAACAGGATTTTTGCAGGTGTGATCAACGCGGACGGCAGCGTGACATGCGCCTCCATCATTGTCAACGGTGTGCAGTGCATGCCGCGGACGCTCCGATACACAAACGGTACTGGAACAGTCTCTACAATGCGAGTGCTCGCTGCTGCTGACGATTATTAAGGAGAGGCACTATGTATAAACTCATTACCGCCACCGGGCGGGAGATCGCCTGCGACGCGGTTGTGCGGGCTTCCCGGTATGAATTCCTCACGATCCACACCGACCAGCTCAGCCGCGTGGAGGTCGACACGATTTTCGAGGATTCCTCGGAGACCGAGACACTCACGGCGATCCAGATCGTCGAGGTCACGGACGAAAACGGGGAAATTCAGCGGGCAGAGCTCACGACGGTGTACCGGGGCTTTACGGTGCTGGACACCGTGCAGCGCTCGCCACTTTTCCCGAATCCGGGCGAGCTGATGATCTGGCTCACGCGGCCGGAGGAATAAGGAGGCAGCCATGCAGGTAAACAGCTACATCAATCTCAATCTCGTGCAGCCGAACGTGGCCTGTACGGTCTACGCCGTCCAGGGCGACGAGGCGAGCCGCCACGTGATCGCGCAGCTCAACGACGGGCTGCAGCCCTGGACGCCGCCCGCGGGCGCGGCCGCCATGGTGCGCTACGCCAAGCCCGACGGCACCGTGGGCTTTTACGACACGCTGGAGGACGGCAGCACGCCCGCCGTGACGGTGGACGGCTCGGAGGCCGAGATCATCCTCGCGGCGCAGATGCTGACCGTGCCGGGCATCGTGGCCATGGAGCTCAATTTTTACGACGGAAGTGGGAAGCTCACCAGCTTCCGCACGCTGGTGCAGGTCGAGCCCTCGTGCCTGAGCGACGGGGAGATCGAGAGCACGGACTATTTCTCCGTTCTCTCGCAGCAGATCGCGGGCCTGCTCGGCGCGACGACACACCCGCCCCAGATCGGGACGAACGGCAACTGGATGCTCTGGAGCGAGGATTCCGCGCAGTACGTCGACTCCGGCTACAGCTCCGTCGGCACGCCCGGCCCGGCCCCGGAGCTGCAGAGCACGGCGCTGGCCTACGTCAACAGCGACAGCGGCACGGTGATCCCCAGCTCCGGCTGGAGCGACACGCCGCCCGCCACGGTGCCGGGCACCTGGCGCTGGACGCGGACGACCGCGGTGTTCTCGACCGGGACGGTCGAGAGCTACGCCGCGGCCTACCAGGGCCTCAACGGCAACGGCGCCGTCAACACCGTCAACGGGCAGAATCCGGACGCGAGCGGCAACGTGGCCCTCTCGGCCGCGATGATCCCGACCGGGGACGGCGGCAACGTGGAGGACAAGCTCGCCGCGCTCGCGGCGGTGCTCAAATCGAACCGGGCCACCTATGCCACGGACGCGAGCGGCAACGCGGCGACGACCCTCCGGAACGACGACTGCAAGGTGCTGGCGGCCTTTTCCAGCGGCGTGATCGTGACACCGTGGGTCTCCGGCTCGGACGGCCTCTGGCACATCCACGTCACCGGCATCGGCGGGCAGATGACCTCGCTCACGGCGACGGTCACGCTGATCTACGCCGAAAATTCTGCGATCTCGTAAGGGGGACAGAGCATGAGCAACATCATCACGCCCGTCTTTAACGGGCAGCGCGGCGTCACCAACGCCGTCTATCAGTACGATTATGGGATGATCCTCGACCTCAGCGGGATCGCGGATCTGCCTGACACCTTCGAGGTGCAGTTCTGCAACCGCTGCGGGCAGCGCACGCTCCCGCAGGTGGCGAGCGGCAGCAGCGTCGCCGTGCCGGACGTCTACCTCACGACCGGCCTCGGCGTCGAGGCCTACGTGTTTATTCACACCGGCGCGGACGACGGGGAGACGGTCTATCAGATCTCGATCCCGGTGATCCGGCGGCCGGTGCCCGCCGAGGGGACGCCCACGCCGGTGCAGCAGAGCGCGATCACCGAGGCCATCGCGGCGCTCAACGCGG